GCCAGCAGTTACGCTCATGGTCGTCTTTCAGGTCGTTGCGACGCGACCGCAGAAGCCAGGAGCCGCAACCACGAACGCCGGGTATGCGACCAGGCGATATTCGTAATCGTTGCTCGCAACCTTGCGGAGCATTTCGAGGCCGTCACCATTGACCACCTCGGGGATTTTGGAGAGGCCACCGAGTTTGACGGTGTCCATCTTCAGCGCGAACGCGGTGCCGATTGGGCAGAACGGATCGGCATAGAGCTTCACCGTCTTGCCGCCCGCTTTCAGGCTGATGTTTTCGTAGCCGAATTGCGCGTCGTTTCCGATCTCGCGCTGGCCCCGGGACTCGAGCGAGTCCGCGACGTTTTGCCACTTCTCGGGGTTCAAGAAGATGGCATCGGGACCGGGCCCAAAGTTGCGGCCACGCATGCGCGTCACGAGCCTCTTCAGGCGCTGCTCGAGCGTCACGCTCGAAATCTCCGCGGTCGTCAGGCGGATGCCGGACATCCGCGCGAGATCGATCGTGCGGTTGATGTTTTCGAACGTAGTGCTGCTGGGATCGGAAGACGGAATCCAAGCGCCGAGGCCGAGTAGGATGCGCGTGGAGCCCGAGCCGCCGAAGTCGCCGTCTCGGAACATGAATTGGTTCGCCGCCCAGTTCGTGGGCGTGCCCGCGGAGCCACCGGACGTCGTCGACACCGTGATGGTACCGGCGTTCCGGTTGACGGCAATCACGAAGCCTTGGCCGGAGCTCGCGACGATGATGTGCGACGAGTCCGAGCCGTCGTTTGCGGACACGACGAGGATTTGACCAACCTCGAAGTTGACCACATCGTCGGCATTCGTGAGCGTGATTACACCGGTCGAGATCGCCGAGAATTGCCCGAGCGACTGACCGCCGTTGCTGTACAGGTACGTCGAGAAGGTGTCGCCGAACCCGTTGTACAGGCCGTTGATTTCGGTCTCTTGGTCACGCAAGAACGCGCCAACGTTCGAGCGGGAGGCCTTGATTACCTTGTCGCCAATTTCGACAGATGCGCTGTAATCGCCGTAACCGACCTTCCACTTGCGGCCTTGGATGTTGCCGTTGCCGGAACCTTGCTGCGAGCCTTGCTGCGCTTTCGCGAGCGTGGCGCCGAAGCCTTGCGGATTCTGGAAGATGAACGGGTGAATGTATTGGTCGCCGCCGAGGTCTTCCTCGCGCTGGACCATGCCGAAGAAGGGGCGATCCTTCTTCGTCAAATCATCGATCTTGTCTTTGGTGTAGTAGTCTTTGAGAAATGCGTCGAATTGAGTGAGCGTAGAGGCCATGGGTTGAGTTCCCCGGCCGCATGAAGACTCGCTATTCGGCTGCGTCGGACTGTTCCATCATCCGTTGGTAGCGCTCCCGCACCTCGGCAGATGTTTCCTTCCGCGGCTTGCCCGTAGCTTCAGCGGCTCGCGATTGCGTCAGAGCACGCGCAGGGGCTTTCGCCGCTGGCGGTTTCGCGGGCAGTGCACTGGCCCGGACAGCATTCGCGGGGGCAGCCCCGGCGGCTTCATCCTCGATTCGCCATTGCTGGATCGACTCGAGGATTTCGTCACGCGCAGCCTCCGCCGCAACGTGCAAAGGGATGGTCGTGTTCGTTTCGCGACTGTAGTTTTCGCGCTGAATCGCAAACACACGATTGATGAACGCGGGGCGCTCGGCGTACTTGCGCACGGCTGCATCCTCGCTCTCCGAGAGCTGCGTTTGGATGTCCCGCAGGTAGCTCATGACCGCGGCGCGTTCTTCGGCCTCGTCTCGGGCTTGCTCGGCTTGCTGCTCACGCTGGCGACGCTCGGCGCGCTCGGCTTCGAGCTCGGCTCGCAGCTTCTCGATCTCGGGGTTTTTCCCAACGCGCTGCGAGATCACCTTGCGCTGGTAGTCGGCGGCATCCTCGCCGAAAGCGGCCTTGAACGCGGCGTCGTAGTCGCCGGCTTGGTACAGCTTGCGCGCCTCGTGAAACGGCGCGTACTCCGCCTTGAGCTGCTGTACGATGCCCGAGAGCTCTTGCTCGCGCGCGGCGACGGCCCGCTTCGCGCCCTGCTCGTACTTGCGGATTTTTTCCCACTGTGCGGAATTTACTCCGAGCTTGCGACCGAGAGCTTCGCGCACCGCGTCGGGTAGCGACTCTCCGAGCGCTTTGAAATCGCCGAATGCAGCGTCGAGGGCTCGCGCCACATCGCCATGCTGCAAGTGAAACCGAGCCTTCGCGACCGCGCTCGCATCGGCATCGGGCTCCGGTTTAGTTTCAGCGGCAGTCTTATCGGCGGCTTTCGCCTCGAGCTTTTCCGTGCGACGCGATTCGTCCGCCTTCGCGGCCGCGATGAACTTGCCCTTCGCGTCCTTGGCGGGCTTTGCAGGCTCGGGTGCGGTGACCTTCGCGATCACTTCGGCAGCCGTCTTGATGCCGCCACCCGGCGAAGGCGCGACCGGCACGCTCGCGGTGCTGGCCGTTGACTCGGTTGCTACTGCTTCGTCAGGCATTACTGCACCAATTGGAGTGGAGGCGCCCCACCCGCGGGCGGACCTGGGGGAGGCATCGGAGCGCCGGCGGGCGCGGGCGGCATGAGGCCAGGCGCGCCCATGTCAGCCTGCGGCGCCATCGGCTTACCGGCGGCGTTCGCAGCGGCGCGCGCTTCCTTCTTTTGGATCTCGAGGTCGAGCTCCTGCATGAAGCGCAGAAAAAAGTCCTTGTTGAAGTCGGGCACCTCTTCCATTTCCGCCTCGAGGTAGGCCTGCGCGACTTGCACGAGCGCGTCAGGAAGCGACGGCATCCACGGGATTGGCGGGCGGTACCGGAAAGTGCCCTCTTGCTCGGCTTCGGGCGTCGCGTCGAGCCACTGATCGATGTAGCTCTCGACGAGCTCGCGCTGCCGAGAAACGCTCTCGAGCTCCTTCGACGAGTCGAGATATTTGATGACCTCGATGAGGCTTTCATCCGAAAGCTTGCCCGCGGCGTTCAGCTCTTGCATGAGCTGCAGCCGATCGGCTGGCGTATTTTTCACCTCGCCAACCGGATAGACTTGGATCACATAGCGGTCTTCTTCGAGGTCGACGTCCGACCACTTGATCGTCTTGATGAACCCCTTGCCGGTCCATTTCGAGGCAAAGTCTTTGATGCGCTCGGCAAGCTCGCGCACGCACGCCACGGTCTGCCGCGCGAGCGCAACGAAGGCTTCCTCGTACGCGCGATAGATCACGCTGAACCGCTTGCTCTGAATGTCCTCGACCGCGCGCATCGCCACACCCGCCGTCACCCCGGTGGGCTTGTCGCCGCTCGACAACATCTCGGACACGCCGCTGATATCGTGCAGCGCGTCCTGATTCATCTGCAGGAATTGCACGTTCGCGGGACCGAAAGGCTGGGCTGGAAGGTACTCAGGCTTCGTTTTGCCGGGCGCGTAGCGGATGTTGATCCCGTCCTCGTTTGACCGCAGGTCTTCCTCGCGGACGCTGCCCTCCTCGTACGTGAGCACACCCATTGAGGTGCGCGTGTGCGAGCTCTGCATGCGCTGCACGGTGTCGTTGATCGCATCGGAAATGCTCGCGACTTCCTCGACGAGTGAGGTGCTATCCGAGCCGACCAAGTGCTTCGACCAATGCAACCAAACGAACGGGAATTCGGTGCGCGTCCATTCTTCGTCAACGAGCACGGCGTCGTTGATTGCGATCACGTGGCGGCCGGGCTTCGACTTGCTGAACGGCAGGCGCCATGCCTCGCACACGCGGATTTGATTCGAAATGCGCCGCGTTCCAACCCATTCCGCTTCGCCTTCCTCGACGTACTCAGGCGCCCGCTCGAGCTCGTCCTTGTGCTCGGGAAAGCGCTCGATGAGCTCGTCTCGGTCGTACGGGTAGACGTGAAATAAGTTGCGTGGCTGCCCGTAGCGCGCCTCAAGCGGGTCGACAAAGAGCTCCCACGTGAACACGCGCTCGTACGAAACGCGGCCATCCTCCTCGTCGGCAAAAGTCTTGACCGCCCCGCCCGTCGGGAAGACGCATGCATCGAGAAACACGCGCAGCATGAGCTGCCACACATCGCCATAGACCCCCACGCTCTGCATGAACTGGCCTTCGACGAAGCGGTCGAGCTTTTTGCTCTTGCGTTTCGTTTGCCAATCCGAATCGGAGGTAACAAATTGGATCTTCGGCTTTTGCTGACCGGCGAGCTTGGCTTGCGCCGAGTTTGCGATCGAGCGCTCCTCAGGCCACACGAGCGGCGAGTCTGAGCTGCCCGCGTACGCGCCGGCGCGGTAGTATGCGGCTGGGTTCAGGCCGCCAAGCCGGCGCATCTCGTAGCGGCTCGCGGCTTCGCGGCAGCGCGTCTTGCGGCTCTTCTGCTCGGTCTGCAGCGCGACGCAAAGCGCGACCAGTTCGCGGGCCATTTCGGAGCCCTTGTCGAACTGATGCCATTTCGGCGTCTGTGCCATCCCGGTAGGCACAAAATGGCTCACATAGTTCTAAACCGCTACGAAAATCTGTGCCAACATGTGCCATTTAATAGTACTATTGGCACATGCCCGGAATTCGAGCCATCCAAGACAACGTAGTTATTAGGTTTTTGCCGCCGCCGAAGAAAACCGACGGCGGCATCCTGTTCATGCCGGACACGGCAAAACCAGAACAGACCCTGAAAGCCGAAGTCATCTCGGTCGGCCCGGGGCACTACCGGGACAACGGTCATGGCCACTTCGTGCCGACCACGCTGGTAGCCGGTCAGATCGTGCTCGTCGATCGGCAAGCCGGGCAGGACTACTGCCTCGATGTAAACGTCCCACGCCAAAACAAGGCCGCGGACTGGACCGACAAGCAAGGCAACTTCCGGGTGGTGCGCGAAGAAGAGGTTCTCGCGGTGGTCGAGGAAGAGCAGGCGAGGTAATGGGCTCGCTCTGCCGCAAGCTCCGCCGCCACCTCGATGGTCCGTCGAAGCTCATGGACTTGGTCGACGAAATCGCCAGGTTCGAGGTCGAGGAGATCGCGCGTCGAAAGGAAGCGGCGAAGGCGGACTCGGCATGAACAAGCGCGCTGCACGGAAATGGCAGACGGTGCGAGCGAAGACGAATGCTCTTCATGCGAGCCAAGGCGCTCGTGCGGAGCGGAACGCCTGGCGTGCCTCGAAGCTCTCCAAGAAGCGGAAAGCCCAGGCGGCGCGTGGGTAGGCGCCCGCTCAAACCCGACGGCCCAGGCGCGCAGGGTTCGACGCTGGTCAAGGACAAGATCATCGAGGCCATCGCGTTTGAAATGAGTGAGGGCAATTGGCGCCCATACCGATCGGTGCGCGAGCTCGCCGCGAAGTACGGCATCACACTCGGCAACGCGCAGAAGTGGGCGAGCGAAGCGACACGCCTACTTCGCCTGTCATGGGGGCAGGAAGAGGCGAAGCTCGCGGTGCTCGAGCGCATCGCGCAGATCGGGCGCGCCGCCGAAACTCGCACCGAAGAAGTCGTTGATCCAAAGGGCAACGTGGTCACCGTACGCAAGCCCGACATGGCCACCGCGGGCAAGATGGCCGTCACCGTCGCCGGAATCCTGGGGCTCACCGGACCCAATTCCGAAGTGGTCGTGCGCTACCAGCAAATGAGCGACGCAGATCTCGCGCGGGAGGCTTCCCGCTTCCTCGCGCAACTACCAGGAGCAGCAAACAATGGATCAAGAAGTGTCGAAACAGAGGGGGAGGAAATTCCCTACCCAGAGCCCGAGCGCGAAGGAGACGAGGAAGATCAGCTTGCGCTGGGAAAGCTTGTCAATCATCGCCGACCCTGACGGCAACCACAGCTGGACCGCTAGCGAGCACGTGACGATCGAACGCTACTCGCAGGGCTTCCTCGTGAGTCACGATGGCTTTATCGAGTTTGTGCCTGATTCGCGCATCCTGCGCGCGCGCTGCAAAGTCGAGGTGTGA